TATTTGGTATGTGATTATTACATCTGTAATACTTGGGTCAGCTTCTGTGTGCAATTCTATTTGTTCTTTAATATAAAGAAGTGATTCGTGGCCTATTTTCATTACCCCTTATTTAAAGAATCAAACAATTCTGACATATCAGCTATCGTTTGTTGTATTATTGCTTTTTGCTCTTGTCCTTTGGCGTGTACATTTTCAAAAGACATAAGTTGTCCTAAAATTTCTCCGTACTTGTAAGCGTCCTTGTTTGTCATTTGTTCTGTTTTTAATTAATAAAAATAAAGAAAGAGTTGGCCCAGAGACTTGATTTGATTTCTAAGTAGGTTAAGTTATCTCCACTAGCAGTAGACACCCCCCTTTCAATACTTAAATATACAACGAATATCATTATAAACAAAAAGTTTAATAAGTTTTATTTAGAGAAGTTTATATTTATCACAACAGCACCATTTTCTTCTAGCAAGTACACCTCTTTTAAGAGCTTCTTTTTAGTCCACATTGTAGTGTCAGGACAATACTTTTTTACTGGCTTAGGTAGCTTTAATGTGTTGAGGTAGTAAAGGAAGTTACCTTTAGGGTCAAAGACATAAAATATTTTGATTACGTCCTTGTCTAACCTCATTAAAGCATCATACTTGTCTTTCTCAAGCATCTTCGTGTCATAGTGCTTATTGCGGAATTTCATTTCTATTACGCAATCCAACCCCTTGGGTGTCTTACCTACGGCATCATACCTAGACATACCCTCACCTGACCATTCTAACTGCCAACCGTTAGAGTTAAGAAGTATCACAACCGCCTTTTCCCATTGGTGAACTTTACTTATCCCCATTCCTTGTGTAAGTCCAAATTAGGTTTAAATCTTGAATCCATTTGTTTATGGTTTTCGGGCTACAAGTACAAGGCTTATAATAGGTATGCTTGAAATACCTTGCGTGCAGGTCACAAACCAATTCAAACTCTGTTGGGCTGATAACGTCCTTGTTTTCTGCCACTCGAAACTGCTCCCAATCGTTGTAGTCTGTATCATTGAATTTTGTCATCTTTTTATTTTTAAGTCATTGAGGTTTTTTCTTCTTTTGTCACAGTTACATTTTGTGCCTTTAAAAGAATGATACGTTTCCACTAGCAACTTGATGCCTGTGTACTTGGTTATATAAAAAATAATGTCTCCTAATTTCATTTTGAAAATTTATTTAATTTATTAATTGGTAAAACAGTCGCGTTTGCTCTTTCAAATTTAAACTGGCCAAAATCTTTTCCTTTTGCTACATACTCACCTTGAGTAAAAAATTCTTTACAACCTATCCAACCAAGAACCCAACATTTACTGTAATCTTTTAATATTCTTAGAAAAATATAATAATCAGCTTTTTGTTTGTGAACACCATTTAGGTCGTGAGAGTTAACAGTACATAAATAATTATCTAAAGGCTTGAAATTGCAACTTATAGTTTTTACTTCAAGTTTTTTGTTTTTATTAGAAATCAAATCATAATCAAAAGCATCAATATCATTCTTGATGTTTAAAAACCTCATTACGATGCGCTCTCCAATATAACCTTCTAAAATTCTTTTTTTTTCATAACCAAATTTACTAGGGTTTGAATTTGTAATGTCGTGAAGGTTTTCCAGTTTTTTATAAGCGTATTGAATATCCTTATCTTCTATTAAGTATTCAATCATAACAGCTTTTTTAATTTGGCTTTTACATTCCTGTAAGTGTTGTACAAGATAGAGTAAGATATTTTTGATTGCCTTGACAGCTCCGCAATGCTTTCGCCACCATTAGCTATTTCAAAAACTTTTCTATTCCACCAATGCATTTCAGATAATTCTTTCTCAATTATTTTATATGCTTCTTCGTAGTTTACGTCATTATGAGCGTACTGGCTGTCTCCTAAGTCTTCTATATGTTTTTCTAACTCTATTATAACAATCCCTTTTTGCCTTCTTTTTAAATCGTAAAATAAACTCTTTAAGGTCTTAAAAATATAATAGTAATTTATGTCATCCTCATACATTATATCCAACCCTTTTTCTACTTGTAGTTGTATCTTAATGTACATCTCCTGAGTAATGTCTTCAGCCACCCTTCTAGTACAACCAAATGTTGAAACAATATCAATCCAAGTATTGTGCTTTTTAGCAACTAAAATCATTACTTTTTGGCTCATTTTAAAGGGTCATATAAGTTTTCTACTATAACAGGTAATCCGCGTTCGTTAACTTTAAAGCTAAATGTTTCAAAGGCGTAACCCCTGCTTCTTTTACAATTTACAGTTATCCAATCTTTGTTTACTGTGTTAGCTTCTAACTCTATTTGGCATTCTGTTTTCTTTTCTAAGAAGCTACCTAAGTGGCCAGTCATTTTAGCGGTTCCGTAATTATGATGAATCACACAAATAATGTGGCATTTATACACCGCGCTCCATTGCATTAGTTTTTGAACCGTTGCATTGCTTTCTTCTATATTGTTTACATCACTAACAAGGTCGGCAATACCATCTATGATAACGAGTGAGGGCGTATTTATTTTTTTAGATAGATAGTGTTCAATAAACTCTAAACGCTGCTTATATGAAATAGAACGAAGTCCAAAGGTGTGGTATATGTTTGGGTCAATGGTAGAATCCATATCATAAACTCGTTTGAATACTTTTTGACAATGCCATAACCCCTGCTCAGTATCAAAGTGTACGAGATGCCCTTTGTCCCTATGACCTTTAATGTCTCCACCGTATATGTTTTGGCCGCTTAAATAAACAGAAGCCAATAATGATATAAAGAATGTCTTCTTAGTCTTAGGTGGTGCGCTTACACAACTGAAGTTCCCATATGTTCCTAATGGTATAGGCAATAGTGAATCCCCTTTTGGGTTTTTAATTAGTTTCTCACCAAAGGATAAAGCAACTGGTGGATATTCAATAGGTATTGAAGTGTCAACAAAACAATCATCCTCAATATTTTGCATTAGTATTTCGTGAGGTGTGCGTGTAAATAGTGTGTCTGTCATTATATAAAGGTAAAAAAAAGGGGGTGTAAATTATTAGCCTACACCCCCTTGTAATTATTAAAAAGAAATATTAAAAAGGCAAATCAGAATCATTAAGTTCTGAAGAAACTGCTGTTCTAGCATCTTCTGCTTTTTCTTCTCTTTCGGCTAGTGAAATAGTTCCACTTGTGCCTTGTGCATCTTTAATCCAAACAACTTTTCCGTTGCCTAGATAAGATAATTGCTTACCTGCATCTTTTTCTTCTTTGCTTCTTGCATCTGTTACCGATACATTGTTGCCATATCGTGTTTCGTCATTGATTGAAATGGTAAAATTATACCATACAGCCCCATCCTTTCCTGCTACGAATTTTTCCTTTGGCAGTTTTGCGATGTTGATTGATGCGTTAATGATTGCTCCCATAATTTATTGTATTTATTTAATTATTTTTTAAAACTATCTGATTCATCTTCCCCAAAAACTCCTAACTCGTAAAAACCTGTCAACTTTAAAACGGCTCTACTCATAGCTCTTTTTTCGGCCATCTCGGCTACATACCAACTATTACAGTTTCCTTCTTTAAAGGTATCACCTTTTAATGCACTCCCAAAAGTTTCTATTGACTTTCCTTCTTTGACCGCCTTGGCTTTAAATACTGAGTAATTCGGTTCACACCTTATGACCTCATAATTTATTACTATTTGCTCAACGGCCTGTATCTTATCAATACCCGTTCGGGTTATGATTACATAATGTTGATGTTTAAAAACATCGTCTGCTGTTAAATCGTACTTCTTGTACAATTCTACTAATTTGTTTCTGTCCATCCTATTGTTTGATTAAAGTGAATATTCGCAATATCTCTGTGTAATATTTCAACCTGTGATTCTAAAAAAGAATTGTGTTGTTCAAGGTCTTTTACTTGCTGCCCTTTTTCTAGTTGGTCAACCTTTTTCATTAAGGCTTCAACCCTAAATTTAAGTTCTTGTATTACCTCATCTTTCATTTCGTGTGTAAAGAATTGTCCCATTATCGTATCGCTTCTATAAGTGATTTAACCTTGTCTAGCTTGCGGTAAATGTCCATAAGGTCTACACCGTCCCCATATTTAGTTGCTGCTGTTAGCTGCGCTTCTAGAGCGTTTGCTTGATCTTTTAAATCGTCTCGTTGTGTTTTCATTTGTTCTGTTTTTGTTGTTGTTATTATTATGCTAAAAACTTTTCTACTGCAAAATTAACTCTATAAAAGTCGTTTGCTAGTCTCTGCTTTGCACCTGTGTTTTGATTATATACGTATTCAAAAGACAGACGGTCTGTGGTCTGAGTAATTGAAAACCAATAATATTTGTTACCACGTCCGTAGTTGATTCCATAAAACGTTTCAAATTCATCAACTTCAATAATAAGGTTGATGTTTTTTGCAGTTGCGAACGATTGTAGTTGTGATGTTGTCATTGTGTCTGTGTCTGTGGTTATTACTGATGTAAATATACACAAAAAAATTAATAACTCTACTATTTAAGCAAAAAAAAAGAGGCGGTACAAAACCAACCCCTTTTCCTAGTAATAAAAACAGAACACTCAAATGTAGTGCTTTACATATTGTTAACCAAACTTTGATACTTAAATATCCACTCTTCTAATTCAGGGTTTGTTATCTTAATTGTTTGACTAGCTTTTTGATGTAGCTCAGTTGATGTTCCTTCTCCAAACCTTCTGTCTAGATTCTGACTAAATATAAACTGCTCACCATATTTAAACACATTACATCCTGCACATTGTACTTGACAATTTACCTCATCCCATCTAGTTGAGTAATGTCTTCTAGATTGAAAGTGTCCGTTTTGTAGCTTCTTCCAATGGTCTTGTTTGCCGCAAGTAAAACAGGTAGCTATTTCATTAACTGAATTTACCTGTCTGATATATTGGCTAAATATTGTATCCAGCTTTTTAACCAGCTTTGTTCTTGTAAGTTTTTTAGCCATTGTACAAAAGTGTTTTACCAAGCCTTAAATCTATTTTTTTAATGACCTCATATAAATATTGACTGTTGAACTTTACCGCTTTCTTTTCTTCTATTGTTGAATCTAAACCTAAATTTGTGTATTGTATAGCATCAATTTCTAAAAGCCTGTCTGTTTTTTGTTTATCAGTTAAACGCTTACAATTAAAAGTCTTATCTACTAATTTCTTTGAATACATCATATTTTTTTTGTTTTTAAAATAGAAAAGTAATAACTTCACATTTTTTAAATTATTAGAAAAGTAACAAACTTTAATTATTAGCTTATAAACATATAAACTATTAGAAAATAATATTACTGCAGCTATATACTAATCAAGAACCGCAGCCTTCGCAATCAGGATTGTCAATAGAACAAGCATTTTCATTAGTTTTACTTGTTGTTAAGTCATCAACGAAGTCAGCAAAGCTGTCATTCATTTCGAAATCTTCAGTCATATTATTTGGTTTATTAATTAATTCATCATCCCAGTATAGAAATATCTGAGAACTTTTGTATTTACACACTATTTACCTATTGCTTTAAATTTCTCAACTCCTCTAGAGCCAAAGTAAGCAACATATACGGTAATTAATAGTGATTTAAGTAAATCTATCCATTCGTTTTTTACTCCAAAGTCTATATATAAAGAATCTAGCATAATAAAAAACACCATTGAAGCTGTAAGAAATATTAAGGTAAGAGGTCTAGTATTTTTAGACAGCCAAGAGTCGGACTTCATATCTGAATCCCATCTTTTGCTAATTTCCTGCATTTCTATTACATCCATTTTAAGAAGTTCTAAGGCTACTTCTTTGTCTTTAGGGGGTAACACGCTATCCTTAACAATAAGGTCTTTAATAAGGCTAAAAACACCTGCATCTGGTATTATATTACCCAGTACGTCAAGTATCTTAGGAGAGGCAGTCTTTAGGAATATACCTGCTTTAGTATCTGCAAACTTTTTTTTTTGCATTACTTCTTTTTATTAAGCAAATACCACTTTTGAAGTGTATATAAAATAGTGATTGACAAAAGAACCACTTTTAAGGCTACATCTATGCTACTCATTGAAATTCCAAAGCTACCTGCATTTATAGCTAGTGTTTGATAGTCGTGTTTCATTTCTTGTCAATTTGTTCTAACTTCTTTGATGCCCAATTAATACCACTTGTTCCACCCCATCCTAACCAAGCTACGTAGCCTTTGTCTTTCCAAGGGGTATCTTTAAATTCTGCGCTTACCTCAGCATTTTTTTGATGTCTCCTAAAAGCTGACATCCTCGCTATGGTTTCGCGGCTTATGTTCTCACGCTTTGCCAGTTGGTTAGCTCTAACCCATCCAACTCTGGTCATACCTTTAACTTCATCACCATATTTATCTCGCCACCTTAACACCTTTTTAGCGTTATTAGAAACGCTTTGAGGATAGTCATTATATGTTTTAAGGTTTAACATCTTACCCTGAAAGGAACGGTAACAAATAGCTATCGCTTGTGATTTATCGTGGTACTGCATCATTTGCGGTACACAGCGAATCATATAAGAGCTTTGTTTTTCTCCAGTCTTTTTGTTTGGTATAGGCATTTTAGCAGTTTTTACAAGGTGACCAAGTGTGATAAACCCCTGCTCTTTTTGTTACTAATACCTGACCTCTGTTTTCTGCCTCGTTTACATAAGAAACGTGAAGCCATTTTGGTTCAGCTCCGTATTCCCATATCAACTGGTCAAAAGGTAGGTTGTCTTTTATGTAATGAAATATCTCAAGATTAGTCTTACCACCCATTGAAGTAATATCAAAAGCCTGACCTTTCATATGTGAAGAGCGTGGCGCGCCTTTTAAGGCACTATTTAATTCTAAAGACCTAAACATACTATTGACCCTTATGGGTGCTTCTACCCACTCCCTAAGCGGTTCAAATACCTTCTCAGCTAGTAACTCCATATTCTCGATATCCTCAGAACTTGGTTTGTTAGCTATCTTGTATTGTTTAGCGTAGTTGGAGTGAGTAGCTTCTTTGTACGTTATGTGTTTACTTATCTTTTTCATCTTCTGAAATTAATTTATAAGAACCGTCTTCAAGATTTATGTCTATTTTACCATAAAGGGCTTCAATAGCATTATTAGAATCTATCTGCTCATTAAGTAAGTTGGTGTACATATGCGCTAAAGCGTGTTTCTGTATCTCTAACAAACCTAAATCGTGCAGGATAGCTCCCTTTTTTGTTTCTTGAGCTTTTAACTCTTGCAATTCACCTTTTGTAATCTTTGACATAATATTATATTTTAGTCAAATGTATTAAATTTACTCGAGTGGTTCAGGTGGGGTACAGTATAGGCTTTCAGGAAACAAATCACAGTATTTCGCCTCGTATTCGTTTCTAGAACTTGAAGAGCCATAAGTATGAATCCCCATTGGTGTAGGCCATACTATAAAGCTATCCCAAGAAACATCTGCCTCGTTGCCCCAATACACATCTACTGCGTATTTTTCTGATAACACAGGTGCGGTTATCTGCTCAAACTCGTTATCAAATATTGGGGGTGTTACCACTAGATAACCTAGCTTGGTTACTAAATGCTCGTGAGTAGGGTTGCCCTCTTCATCGGTTGGTAATAATGCGATGGCGGCATCTGCTGCGGCTTCGTTTACAAATTCGTACTTTCTTGTTAGTCGTGTCATATTATATTGTTGTTAGAGTTGCAAGTTCTGCATCAGATAAACCGCTGTTGAATTTCAAAATCTGTTGGTACTTAGAACCAAAGATATCGCCTTGAGCATCTTGAAGGGATTGAGTAAGGTCAATGGTGTCCCAATTTATCACCTTTGCATCTGCTCCGCTTGGTAATGTTATTTCTGTTTTCTTTACACCATTAGCGTAAATAATACCTTTATTTCCTCTTTTTACTATAGCAAACTTTGAATCGGTTTGGTTATTAAAAATCTGTCCAAAAGAAGTATTCGCAGTCCCATCATAATAGTAAAGTGAATTAGCGTAAATGTGGTAACTTCCTCCCGAATCATAGGCGCCTCCCGTTGCACTAAAAACAAATTGAACCTGGTCATAACTTCCCCCCGTAGTTCCGTTTATTAAACAAAAGTCTTTAGCTTCAAAGAATATGGTAAAGTCAGTTGAAGTAGCAACAGTTGAATTAACACACGAATCTTTTGCGCGAGTTACAGAAACCCCATAGGAAGGTATGTAGGATGTTGGGTAGCTTCCTGTTTCAAGTTGAGCTCCGAAGACATTGATTCCAGATGTGCCATCTCCTGCAAATTCATTATTTATAGAACTTAATGCACCACCTAATGACGCTCCAAATAAAGCGATAACTGCTCCACTACTATGGTTGGAAGAAATACTACAACGATACCATCCATTGCTATAATCTTCAATAAGATAATTGGTTTGTGATGGTGTACCAAATATTATCTCATCTACAAATGTACCATTAGACAAGTTGAATTTAACACCATATCTTTCCGAACCACCATCGGTACGAATAACCATAAATATATGATTATATGTGTCTGCCTTTGCAAAAATAGTCTGCGTGTAATTACCGCTTGATTGGGAGTTAAAAACTTGACCAAACCAATGGAATGTGTTTGATGTATTTGGAACTACTTTACTTGCATTAACTAATCCTTGGGGAGATGTCGCAGCATTTGATGTAATTGTTGAGTTAGATACATCGGGTGAACCATTTACATACTCCGATTGACTTATTAAATTCGTCCTACTCGGTTCAAGTAAAATACTCGGACAAGTAACCCCACCGCTATAATCTAATCTCGGTAAGTCCTCTAATATGCCAGCTGTTTTCGTTGTCGTTATTGTTCCAATATATTCGGTGGCCACCAATCCTTGCTCTAGTTGGACATCTTGGATAAAAATATTATCTCCTGCGATAGAAGTAAGTACACCACCTTCGTTTGAAATTGAAATAACTACCTGATTAATTGTTTCTTTTTGTGTTAGTGAACAACGATACCAACCATTGCCTACGTTTTCCATCTTAGATGTGATTAAGTCAGGACTAGGGCTAGGGTCAGAATAAATTGTACCATTACTTAGATTGAAGTAAACGCTTATCAAAACAGGAAGAAAAGCGACAGTAGACACAAGAAAATCTCCCGTTCCTGCTTTAGCATAAACACTAAAAGTATTCACGCCACTCTGAGTTCCAATTGGGTAAGCTACAGGTTGCAATCCTCCAGTTACACCGCTTGAAAGTGCTTCAATTAAAGTAGCATTATTTAAGCCATCATAACCACTTTGGTTAAATGTACGGTCTGAATTAATTGTAAACCAAGATTGAAAAGAATTACTAGCAGGTATTAGATTTTCGCGCCCCTTCTCAATAAAACCATTAGGGGCTACCCTTGTAGCAGCAAGATTTGAACCCCTACTAAAAGCAAAAGCCCCCTCACTTGTTAATGGCCTGTAAGATTGTATAGCCCCATCCTTATAAGCAGGGGAGACTGGCAGTATTAAAGTTGCTTTGTTGTATAAACTCATTATGATAAACTTTTTAGAGCAGCTATGCTATTATTCGTACAATCTTGTGATTCCCACGTAAAGCCAAAGGTTATTGCAAAGTCATTGTAACTTTTATATGGATTAGTTAAGTCTGATAATTCTCCATTAGATAAAGCAGAGTTGAAAGTAAGGACTTCTTTTACCTTGCCGTAGAAATTATTAGCCCTATTACCTTGGTCAAAACTAAACTCATTAAGTCCTACGGGAGTGGTTCCGCTTGTATCTGTTCCAACAATCACCCCGTTTACATACAAAGCAAAATCATTCGCTTTATACTTAAATGCAATTTTTGCAAATTGTGTTTCATCGCTTAAAACAAAACTTATATTTGCTTGAGTTGTATCATTGTTTTTTGCTACGCCCGAAATCTCATTACTTGTGGGTTTGTATTGAATGTAAATCCTCTCGTCTCTTGTTCCGTTACTTATGGATAAAATACGAAATGTTCCGTCATCCGCCAAAGCCGCCAATTCCGCATACAACACCCCTTCATTAGAGTTAAAAGTTGATGCACTACCTGCACCAACGCAGACATCTGACGCACGAGTTTGAGAAGTCCCATAGGTGGGTATGTAACTTGTAGCGTAGGTTCCGAGTTCAAGTTGAGCGCCGTATAAGAAAAATCTGTTTCCAAGGTCACCTACAAGTGGTGAATTAAAGGACATACCTACAAATTTAACCCCACTTTTACCCAAACCTGAAGTTGTTATTAGCTTTGCGCTTATACGATACCATCCATTACCATAATTCTCTATTTTTGCACCTGAGAATTGAGTACCAGTATAACTATCAAATGTGCCGTTATTTATATTGAATTTAGCAAAACTATTTCCAACATCACTTTGAAACCAACCCATACCAAAATAATCTCCTATGTCACTCTTGACGAAAATACTTACAGCATATACTAAAGAAACATTAGCATTATTTTCAATTCTAGGTTGGTTTGTTGAAGTAACTTGAAACAATGATGCATTATTAACACCTTCAGGAGACAATCCTTGATTATTGGTTATTGTTGCACCTGATTTACTAAAATCAAATAAGCCCTCACTATCGGGAAATTCATTGCCCCTACTAGGTTCTAAAAGCAAAGTTGAGCAACTTACCCCGTTGGAATAGTTAAAGCGTGGGGTGTCCTCTAATATTCCTGCCGTTCCCGTTGTTGTTGTAGTTGGAATGTAGTCAGTAGCAACCAAGCCTTCCTCATATTGAGCATTCCAAACAAAAATACCAATAACATTATCACCTATGTAATCATCAACACCTGCATTTACCCTAATAATTTCGTTGGCGGATGCGTTGGTTTTTGTAATAGATAACCTATACCAATCATTTGAAAGTGATACCGATGACGCAATTATACCCGATGCAATTGAAGATAAATTCCCATTTGTCAAATCAATAAAACAACCACTTGCACCAATCCTTACCCAAGAAGATGTAATTTCCGATTGTTTTAAATAAACTGAAAAAGTTTTTACCCCCGCTGAACTTGTAGTGCCTTGGTCTATTCTATGTTGAGTGTTGGCGGTATTCGCTACTATTTTGCTTGCGGTTAAAGTTCCATCTGGCGCAGTTGTGGCGTTTGGTGTTACACTTGTGTTGACAGCCCCCCAAGGCGCTGTATCAAAGTTGTTACTCTGCTTTGCTAAATTCTCTCTCCCTTTCTCAATAAGATATGACGCATTTACACGAGTAGCGGAAAGGTTTGAACCTCTGCTAAAATCAAAGTCACCATCTACTAAAACCTCTTTTATTGATACATTGCCTATTGAACCCGTAGTTGTTCCAACTGCTCTTATTGATAACAAGGGGTTTAAAGACGTTATAATATCCGTAAAAATCCCCGTTGTAGTTACCAATTGCCCTAATGCTGTTCCTGAAAATGATAAATCAACTTGAAATCCGCCTTGGCTTATGCTAACAACATCATAAGTAATTTTATATTGTTTCCCCGTAATTATAGATTGGGAAAGGGGTGTACCAGTACTCGCAGATGTTGCGTTTGCAGTACCCCCACTTATAGTCCAACCGCTTCCTTTAGTCCAACCGCTATCAGTAGCAAAGTCTCCATTAATAACTAACTCGCTACTATAAACGGGAATGGGTTTTATGCTGTATACCTTACCATCCTTTTCCGCTCCACCACCTGCAAGTAACATAAGTGATGCATCATCGTAATAACTCATAATTAAGGATTTTTAGTTAAGTAGGTTAAAGCGGTTTCAAGACAAGCCTGTGATTCCACCGTACCACCGTCCGCTATTACTCTAGCTACAAAGGCATTAATAATTGGCTGTACTGGGCCACAGTTTGCATACTGCTTGTAAATGATTCCCCAACCGACATCATTACAAGGGCCATCGCCCCAGTAAGAGGAACTATATATTTCGTTTGCCATCCTTTGCTTTTTTTATTTTGCTGTCTTCAATCTTCTTTAAAAACAGCTTTAATTTCTTGATATTGTCTTGCTTCACTTTATACATTACAGAACCCATCCGTTAAAAGTAGCATCGTATGAAGGATAAATATCATCGTTTATGTTGCTAGTGTACTCAGGGAATAATGTTTGGTTAAAAGACATATAGTCAATAAACCTTCTAGAGTACCATTCAGCGTTCGTTCTTGCCTTTTCCACTAGATAGTCTACCTCATCCTTTGAAACGGTGTCAGCGTTCTCTGAGCGATGTTTAAACATCCCTCCGTTGCGTATCTGATAACTAGCAAAAGGTATGTAGTCAACTTGACTGAACCATATAAGCATAGGCACAACGTAATCATCTAATAACAGTTTCCAACGTGCGTTAACAGGAAGGTCAATACCTGCGACAACAGCATTAGTCAAACCGCTGTAAAGTTTTGTACCCATATAATTCTGAATATGAATCTCCTGAGCCAATTTGATAAATTGAATATACTTGTCCGTATCAACATTCCCATCAATGATAGAGTTGCGTACGAGGTCAGTTCTGTTTATGAATAATACTGTTGCCATTGTCTAATTATTTTGGGTATGCTCCTCTTCCTGCTTGTTTGTCCGTTGCTATTGCTGCTTTTTTAGAGCCTCTTGGGTTTCTTAAAGCGTAGGCAGGTATAGTTCTAGTTTTCTTATAGTTCTTAAGGTTTTTAGATGCCTCAGTTTTGCTTTCTAGCCTATATAAAACCCTTACCCATTTATGCTTACAATAGATGCCTCCTTTTAATTCAAAGATGTTATAGCGCATACTAGGTTTATGCCTAAATTCTACATTAACATCTTCAAAATTACTAGCCTTGTCAATATCCTCAATACGCCACACAGTACCAGCGCTACTCATAGCCATCATATTTTTACAAAAATCTCTTGACTTGCCTGATTGAGACATTCCCGTTGCGTATTTGTATCTAATTTTATATAGACCGTTCTTTGAGTCTAAATCGCTATAAGCCGAACCTTTGTTTTTTGAGGTTACAAAGTCTTTAAGCCCTACAAGCGTTTTAATTTTGGAAAGTGTTGTTTCTGCCTTTTCATTTATTAAATAAGCAGCCCAATCTTCGTTGCTGTATTCTGAACTTTCGTCTAGTTCATCAACTACAACCCATTCGTCACCCATTTGACTTCCTGATTCACCTAATGAACCAAGTAATATTTCGGTATTGTCTTTTGACAATTTTTCAGGGTGATTTTCACAAGGCATAAAATAAATAACACCCTCAACTTCCATTTCGTGATGCCCTTCGCAGCCTTGCTCTTTTGCTTTAGCTTCAGCCTGTTCAATTGTTTCGTAGGCTTCAGTTCCATCTATTGTTTTAAAAGAAAACTTTTGCATTTCAACACCAGTTTCTTCTTCAATAGTTTCCTTGTCTTGTATGTTGCTATCTACTTCTGTAAATTCTAGCGGCTGTAAGGTCGTAAAGTATAGGTTTAAAGAGATATCGTTGTAAGATAGTAGGATATCAAAGGAATCTATTAAAAGCTCTTGAAAAGGTCTTATAACAGTATTATCCATCAATAAAGAGGCTGTCTTAATTTCCTCAGCATTATTTCCTAAACCACTTTGGTCTTTAATGCCTAAAAGCATAGGGGAAACAATACGATGTGAAACCATTATTTTCTTAGTAGCCTCGTCACTTAAGAACTGGTATTGGTTATGAGCATCGCTTAATTGAACAGGGGTTATTTCTGCCTGACTATCTTTATTGTCATTAAAGGCTAATATAAATTTACCTGCGTTGCTAGTTCCTGAGAACTTCTGAGCAATTTTGCTTTCAATTAACTGTCTTTCCTCTTGATTTGGAGTTCCGTTATTGAAATTTATGAGCATTGACGGAGCCAAGCCATTCAAGATATTGTTGAGGTGATAGTTTGAAACTTCTTCTTCTAGTTCTGCGTACTGTAAACCCCCTTGATAATCAACAGGAGAGTAATAATAAAATCCAGACTTGTAAGGTTTAATATAATATATCTCGATATTCTCGTTTGACATACCATAAGCAGGTATCCTAAGAGGTGTATCGTTTTTTTTAATACTAGGCCAATCCTTAAAATAATAGTAAGCAGGTATATCACCTTCATCATTTGCCTTTTCAGCTCTTAATGTTTCAATAGGCATATGTTCTATTTGTGCAATACTCTTTCTATCCTTAGAATAGATAACTTGTACAGCACATTGACCCATCAATT